TCAATTCGTCTTTGATTGATCTATAAAGAGATTTACTTTCTCTTAATGTTTCAACATTGTCGAATCTTCGAAGTATGTTCAATTTTTCTTTCTTTGTTGTTGAATGTTCTGTAAATAATCTTGTGGCGTATGCCAAATTAGAATTGAACACTGCAACTTCATTGAGTTTTTCTCTGAAAACATTTAAAGCATTTCTATATTCTTGATTTTTTTCTCTTAACATCTGAACTTCATTTTCTGTAGATTCTTTGATGTTTGCATTAAATTCAGAATGTGCTCTAGGTTTTGGTAATCCACCTTTTCGGAAATATTTACCATTACCAAGTGTTCTAGCAGCTTCTTTTGTTTCAGCTTTTTTAATTGTTTTAGGTTTGCCTTCCATGTTTTCACCTTTTTTGAAAACATCTTTTTTAGCACTACCTGTACCTACTGCTTTAACTTTTCCTTTGAAAGCTTCATCTTTATCTTCTTCAAATCCTCCTTCTGTGTTTGATTTAAAATTAACTTTCTTAGGCCCTTTACCTACTAATCCTTTAGGTTTAACAGACATTTTAGATTCTCTTACCTTTGCTCTTTTTGGGTTATAAGATTCTTTCACGTCATCTCCTTCTTCTGTTTCCATCTCATACATTCCGACAGATTCGTATTCTTCATCATCTTCTTCTTCGTCGTCGAATTCAAATTCATCTTCATCGTCTTCTTCTTCGTAGTCGAATTCATCTTCATCGTCTTCTTCATCTTCTTCGTCGTCGAATTCAAATTCATCTTCTTCTTCGTCGTCGAATTCGATTTCATACATTACTTCATCCATATCTGATGACTCATCTGTGTATTTTTCACTGAAGATTTTTGCTATGGTTTTTTTGACTTCCATATCGTCCGCCTCATCCATTTCGTATTCTGATTCTTCCATTTCGTATTCTGATTCTTGGAGTTTTATCAAATATTCATTATTCGAATCAGTATCGGTTAAATGAATATCTTCGTCATCTTTTTTCACGATGATACCATCGTCTTCTCCCATGGCTTTAAAAACTTTCAAGATTTCTTCATCAGAAGCACCTGTTAAGTCGATAGGACTTTCTTCGTCTTCATCATCTTCTGAACCAAAATCCATTGTTTCCATATCATCCTGATACATTTCGTCAGAATCATCTGGCATTTCTTCAGTTTCAAAATCAACATCGATCTCCTCATCATCTTGCTCGGTGAGAGATTCTTTTACTAATTGTGAGATTTCTTCTTTCATTGTAGATTGAAGTATTCCTTTTGCATTCTCGGCGATAGCTTGTTCAACATTTTTCATTTGAATAAGTGCCTCTTCAACTAAATTGTTTTTTTCTTGCATTAGTTTTTACTTTTTTTTAATTTATAAATATCCTAAAAAATAAAAAAATCCGCAACCTACATTGCAGAAGCCTTTATTTTTGTTTATAAATATCTCCATAAACAAAAAAAGTGGTCAAATTTGACCACTTTAATTAAAATTACTTTTCAAAAACTTCATCTATTTTACTTTCCGACACCGAAGTTATTCTCCAATCATGATTAAAATCCTTGTATCGCGAGGTTACCTTCGCTTCAACATCAGTAACTGAATATCCTTTAACCAGTTTTTCTTCTCTTATTTTTTTAATCTTTCCTGTATTATCATCAGGTAAGTCATAAGTAACTTTTGCTACAAAATACTTTTCGTCCATATCTAAACTTTTCATTTTAAATTATTTTCCCAAAAAATGATTTAATTTTTTCATTAAATCAAGCGATTTGTCTGAAGTTGGTTCAAATTGTTGTCTCAATTTTTTTTCTTCATCAATATTCTCCTCATACTTATCCCTATCGTCAGGATTAGTAAATAGATAAGCACCTGGTGTTGAAGGAGAAGATACTAAATCAAAACAAATTAATTCAAAATCATCCTGAACTTCATTTCTTTCTCCTACTTTCTTTAAGGAACCAACTCCCCTTGACGATATACCTAAAGTAACACCTTGTCTCAATAGGTTGGCAGCTTGGTCTCCTTTTGTGGAGACAATACCTTTCTCATGAAAACCAGGAGATGTTAATAATTTTAATTTACCCATAAGGATATTTTTATCCCACCAAATATCCGTGATTATATGAGATACTCTATCCAAATCTATTAATGATGATTCTGGATGGTTCAATTCGGATGTTGATAAACCTTTGGATATTGCGTTTTTATAATTTTCAGCTTCCCGTTTTAATATCCTTTCAGGATAAAATCTACCATTTCTATTTGGAGTATCATATTTTTGTAAAACGGCATAGAATTCAAATGGATTTCTATAATCTATATCTTTTGCCTCTTTTAAATAGTTTGAATTGATATCGTCCTTTGGCGATATCCACCCAGCATCCATTTCGATTAAAATGCCGTGGCCAATTTCGTTAGCCTCTAATATTCTTAACTTTTTCATTTAATCTTTTAAAATAAATATATTCATTTCAAAGATTATCATAATATTCCTTCTTTGAAGGTGAAAAATCAAAATGATTATTTTCTATTATATTGTTCTTATATATTTCCTTAATAATCTTTTTCACTGATTCTCGTATCTCATGGCTTTTAAAATCGATTGGTTTGTCTAAAAACAAATTTAATTCTAAATTAAAAAATGATTTTTTACCGAACGCGATTCCACTTGTTCTTAAATCAAGGTCAACAATAGTATTTTCTTTAAAAATACCTTTTTCTAAATTTTCATTTATGCAACACTTAATATCTCTACACAAACAATTAACAATTCTTCTCCAATTTTCTTGTTCCTTTTTGGGATTAACCCAAGATTGGATATTCACAAATATAGATTTTAATTCTTTTGAATCTACTGTTCCGTAAGTTGTTTTAATTGAGTTAAACAAATTTAACTTTACACTTTTCCCCTTCTTCATTAACTTTTTTTGAAAAAAATAGTTTATTTGAAGGAAATTTAATAATTTTATTTTAATAAGTCAAAATTTTTTAATATTTGTGAATATTTTTATAATATGATAATAATAGAAATAAAAAACGGTGAAAATCTTGATAGGGCGTTAAAAACGCTCAAATCAAAAGTGATTAAAACAAGACAAAATAAGAAATTGATTGAAAAAAAAGAGTATGTAAAGAAATCAATCAGAAGAAGAAATCAAATTCAAAGGGCTATTTATACACAAAAGAAAAAACAATCAAATTGATTGTTCAAGATTTTTCAATCTGATATAATTTATTTGACTAAAATCTTCATTTTCAATCTTATTTATTGTTTCAGTGATTTTTTGTTTGATTTCAGAGTCTTCGTTCTGTTCTTTAATGTTATTCAATTTACCTAAAGTCATTTCTTTTAGTACATCAAATTTAATTTTTAATCTTTCAGTATCTTCTGTAACAACTTTAATTAATTCTTTTTTTGATGATTCATCTAAATTTTCAATAAAATTTGTCAAGGTTTGATTTGCGATATCAACCATAGACTTTATTGGGATATTAATGGATTCGGTTAAACCATCTTTATTTGACGATAATATTTTTATAATATTTTTTCTTGCGTTTACTCTTTCAAAAATATCAACTGTTGAGGAATAAACTAATATATCCAAATCTTTGTAATCATTATCCAATGATTCAGTCAAAGAGGTTGTTTTTCTTAAATTAGGTAAAATACTTTGAATTAAAGTAATACCTTCATGTAGAAAATCTTTAGCCTCGGATTCAGTTAAGCTCTGTGGAGTATTCAACTGATCATATAAAGAATACAATTTTGACATTGTTTTATCATTCAAAATATTTGATTTGAATTCTTTTACTGTTTTTCGGAATTCAGATTGATCTTTATAAGATTCCAAAAGATTTTTCTCTATGCTTGTTTTAATTTGTCCAAAGGTCATATCCACACTTTTTTTATAAATATTACGAATTTAATAACTTATCCAACTGGTCTGAAATTTGTCCTAAAGATTTTTGTGCAGAACTTAAATCAATGATTTGAGATCCTCTAATTAAATCATTTTCAACCAGAATGTTCATGTTAATATTTTTACTTTCAGGTGTTACTTCTCCACCTTCTGGTGGTGGAGGTAGTTCTCCTCCCACACCTCCTATCTCCGCTGGTGGAGGTAATGATTCGGATCCACCAAATCCACCCATTGGTTCTTCTCCACCCGGTGTTGATTCAGTTGATGTAGGTGATGTAGGTGATGTGGTACCAGATGTTGTTTTATATAATTTATCTAAATTATCAAATATACCTGTTTTAGTAATTACAGTAGGTGTTGCCTTTAATTCTTCACCTACGGCGCGTTCAATTCTTTGTTGTTGTAAATCTATTTTGATTTCATCATCAGACCACCCAAAAATATGTTTTTTAGCCCAAGTACTTGATGTTGCCTGAATTCCATTTCCTGGGTCAGAAACTAAATCTTTGTACAATAGAACTTTTTCTTTCCAAACATCAACTTTTAATAAATCAGCTTGTGTTGATGGATTTGTTAATCCTAAAGTGAAATTTTGTAATTCATCTTCAAATCCAAGTAAAAATAAATGTATAATTGCGATTTTATTTAATTCTGCAATCATACTTTTTTGTACTCTATTAATTGTTCTAGCAAATCTTATATCTTGTAAGGATAAGTTTTTTCCATCACCTACAACTTCCTCAAATCCCAAGAATGCTTTTGGTACTCTTAATGCCGTTAATAATTTCTTCTGAATATATTCAATATCCGCAATTTCTGATAGATTTTGGGCGCCTGGTAATGTATCTATTGGGCTAGGTGCCGCTGGATCTCGTACAGGTACAAAATAGTCTTGGTCTACCGCCATTTGATTAAACCTCATGTCCACATTACCCGTTTTACTATCAACGATTTGTTCTCGTTTAAATTTGTTAGCAACACGTTGAACATACGCCTCCACATCATCATCATTCATGTTACCCACGAAAACTTTGAATATTCTTCTCTCGGGAGCTCTAGATGTTCTATATATCAACATGGCGTCTTCAGACAAAAGTAATTGTTTCCAAATTCTTCTTGCTTTTTCTAACATTGAAGTTCCGTATGGAAGTTTTCTATCGTCACCCAATAATCTAAAATGGGCAATCTCCCAACTTTGGAACTCCATGTTTTTATTTTTCCATGTGAAGTGTAGTCCTTTTTTATCTTTATCTAACTCCTTTGTTATATCAACAGAAATTCTATTTGACACACCTATTTCGTGTCTTTCTATTTCAATTGTAGGTAATTGTTGACATCCAACAACACCCCTTTCAGGATCCAGTTTGAGATAAACAAAATTATCACCAAATTTACACGTGTTTCTTGTCCACATAGGTAAATTGGTGTTTATGTCGAGTGAGTTATTAAATAAATCGGCAAGAACTGATTTTATTCTTTTTGACTCTGAATATATCTGTAAGATGAATCCATCCTCGTTTGTAGTTGTCGATTCTTCGGCATAAATGTCCAAAGCTGCCGATATTTCTGGAGTATACTCCATACTTTCGTAATCATATTGAGCGGACAATCTTGATGGTTCATAGTATATCGCTTGAGAATAAAGATTGTTTTCAACCTTCTGCCATTGGGAGGCCAAAAAGTAAGTTTGTTGTGCTTGGAGTTTTTCTCTCTCATAATCCTCCTTATTTTTTGTTCTTAACAATTCCTTTTTATCAAAGGTAAAAGTAGGATAATCTTGGTCTAATAATGAATTAGGGCCAAATGTTTTGGTTAGTCGTTGCCAAACCGTAAAATTTTTATTTTCCATGCTAAAAATTTATATTATTGTTCAATAATATAAATACTTATTTAGCACCAAATAACCATCCATATTTTTGATAATCATCTTTTGTTGGTCCTTGGTTGAATTGATTCTGTCTTCCCATCTGTGGAATCATCGGGTTGAAGAATTCAGATGTGTTTTTATTCTCATTAATAACCGTAGACCAAGAATTTAACATTGCCTTAGTTTGGTTAACAACTTTCTCAAGTGATTGAAAAGATTTTTCGGCAACATACAAAGCCATAGATATTGCCATAATACAATCATCGTGATGACCTTTCTGGTGGTCAGGTCGTCCATTTACATAAATGAATGTATTCATTTCATTATATAAGCGGCTAGAATAAACTTTGAATCCGTGTCTAACTCCTTCTTCGAATGCAGAAATAATTTGAACTCTTTTACTATTGAAATTAATACCAGGTATTTTTTCATTCATTTTCGGGTCAAATTTCCATTTGTTTGATGGGTCAACTCCATCCACATAGAAACCACCAGGGTAGGACATCTCTTGCATTTTTCTTGCTGTCGATACTCCCATACCTCCTGTCAAATCAATTACACAATATGCACTATACAGTGAACCCCACTTATATGCAATTTCTGCAAGAACATCAGGGGGAACCTTTCCAACATATTCGAACACTTGTTCTCTTTGGTCAAAATCAATAATTTCTATTGATGAAAAATCCTCGGAATCTCCACGAGAAACATCGACTCCCATAACATACTTGTGTCCATTTTCAGGTTCCTTAAATATCCATAAAGCACCTCCCATCATTTTTGCTGTTGGTTCCCTGAGTTGGTTCTTGGCAATATTCTGCATAAGGTCGCTGTCAAATACATTATCCCCGGAACCAAGAAAGTTACATTCCAATTCCTGTGCAACCTTTCTACGGTCAAACTTTAATTTTTTAACCATTCCTTCAAACCATGAGGAACATGGTTTATATCCTTGGTCTATTAATTCCTTAACTCTTTCTAAATCCCTTTCATATGGATTTTCCATTGATAAATCAACAATGTCCTTTTCAGAATATTCTTCTCTGTTGAGAAGATAGTGAACAAGGTCTTTTGTTTTGACCATATATAAATCTTTGGTATATCTTGGGTCTCTATACCAAAACATTTCTGTAATCTTGAAGTTATTGTACGCTCTTAAAGCTTGGTCATATATTTCATAATATATTGGGTCATATCCATTTGGGGTAGAAACAACAATTACTTTACCACCCGTTGAAAGTGATGCCATACAAGCAGCCCAAAAGTCACTATCCGCTTCAATATATGCGGCTTCATCAAATATAAGTATTGTTGGGGTATAACCTCTCAAGGCATCCTTTGATGTTGCAACTGCTTTCACTTCACAATCATTCGTTAATCTAAAGTGTCTCTGAGAGTTTTTTTCCTGAGAAAATCCAACACCAACCCAAGACGGCCATTGTTCTGTGAACGACCTTACCTTGTTCGCCATTTCTACGGCAGTATCCAACTTGTTGGCAATGATTAGAATTTTTTCAGGTTTTGTTTTCTTTGCAAAAACTAATCTCTTGGATGCCCAAGCGGCGGTAACAGTTGAAACACCCGCTTGTCTGTATTTCAGCGCAATATTTTCGTTGTAGTTTTCATAATCTTCTACTAATGAAACCTGGTCAGGAAATAAATCTAATGGGACATATTTTGAAACTGTGTTATCATATGTCTGTAAATAAGTACGAAGTGCATAAGGAGTATTCCTCATGCACTTCGTTACTTCTATAATTAATTGTTCTTTTGAATTCATTAATTTAAATTGATCGGGTCAATACCCAATCCTTTCAAGAAATCATTGATATCGTCCACATCATCCTCATCTGATTCAATTCCTTCTTCTTCTTTGTAGTTTTCAAATTCTTCTTTTAGATTTTGAGCTTCTTTCATTATTTCTTTGAAAGAATCTTTTCCTCTACTAACTTTGGAATTATCAGACGATATGACATCTCCTATGATTTCCAAAAATTCATCTGCGGGTAGTTTATATAAGGATATATAAAACCAATTTATTAATCCTCGATTTGATTCATCAAATATTTCATCAGGTAAAGCAAATCTAATTTTTTCAACAATTTCTGGGCCTATTCTTAATTGCATTGGTTCGTTTGTCAA